AAAAACAAATATTTGAAAAATACCCTAGCTGGCAGACATTCCTGCAGGACCAGTCACCTGAACAACTAATCGTGAATTACGACTTCGTGAATAACTTCAATGATGTTTACAGTACATCTGATATCAACCTCAAATTCCTTACAGGATTATACAAACTGAAGAAATCTTACGCCGGTTACGAATATCTTGAGAGATGGCTGAATTTCCTCAATGATTTTTTGAATATCAACAAAGGCCTCCAGCCCGGAGTGATCAAACAGCTCTCATATATCCTCTATGCAAAATATAGTCATTTCAGACTATCAGATCTGAAGCTTCTTTTCAATTACATCCTTGACAGTCGTTACGGAACGTTCTACGGAAGCATAGACACACAACGCATTTCATCGAGCTTTTTCGGTTATAGCAACGAGAGGAAAGAGGCTTTTACTAAGATAGAAAAGGAAATTGAAGAACGGCAAAAACAATCAGGACGTGACACACCCTCACAGCTGCCTGATTACAACAAACATCCTGACCTGATGATATACTCACCAATTGAGAAGATTAGAGAACTGGCTAAATCTAAAACAATATGAGACTAACGCTTTCATTATTCTGTACGAACATTATAGAATCCAAGTTAGGATACGATAAAGTTCAACTTCTAAATCAGATGCTTGAACGATTCGACAGTCTTAATGTGAGCACAATTGAATTCTACGATATACTGAGAGCAATTAAAAGCAATGTAGAAGCTATTGATAGATATTATCGAAATTCTGATTCAATCATAATAAACATTTCCTGCATGATTCCGGGTCCAACGCACATAATAGAATTCAGATCTAATTTATACAGATCATTATTAATTGCAAAGCAGTATTATACTTAACTATTTTTTCACACAACAGCCTAAGCTGTGAAGCCCATGGCTGTTTTTTAAAGCAACTAACTTAAAATTAAATCATATGAGCACTCAATTATCATTTTTAGAACCAATTGCAGTTCGCAGAAAATATTTAAGAGACCGACGTGGCAGATTTGCAAATAAAAAAAGATTGGAAGTTGAAGAGGCAAAGCAAAGCGCTGAACACTATCGGAAGTTGTATGAATCGGAGAAGCGAAAACTAATGCCAGTTCTCATATGGATACTTGAGACATGTTATTGAAAAAATAGAGAGGATATGAAATTATTATACATCGATTTATTCTGCGGTGCAGGCGGGACATCCACCGGTGTTGAAACAGCTAAATACGAAGGCGATAAATGTGCAAAAGTAATTGCTTGCGTAAATCATGATGCGAATGCGATTGCATCACACTCATCAAATCACCCCGAAGCATTACATTTTACTGAAGATATAAGAACACTTAATTTATCAAGACTAATTAAACATATTAAGCATGAAAAATCACTCTATCCTGATGCTTACATTGTATTGTGGGCAAGCTTAGAGTGCACCAATTTCAGTAAAGCAAAAGGAGGTCAACCCCGTGATGCGGACAGCAGGACACTTGCAGAACATCTATTTCGATACATCGAAGCGATCAATCCTGATTTCATTCAAATTGAAAATGTTGAGGAATTCATGAGTTGGGGGGATCTTGACGAAAACGGTAAACCGGTTAGCAAATACAAAGGAAAGGATTTTATACGGTGGATTAAGAACGTTTGTAAGTATGGATATCACACAGATCACAGAATATTAAATTCTGCTGATTTCGGTGCTTACACTTCAAGGAAAAGGCTTTTTATTTTGTTTGCAAAACATGACCTGCCGATAGTATTCCCAACACCAACACATTGCAAAGGAGGGGCAGTTGGGATGTTCAATTTCAAGAAATGGAAGCCTGTTAAAGAAGTCCTGGACTTCACGGATGAAGGTGAAAGCATCTTTACAAGAAAAAAGCCTCTTGTTGAAGCGACATTAAAGCGCATCTATGCCGGACTCATCAAATTTGTTGCAGGAGGGAAGGAATCATTTATTTCAGCTTATTACGGAAATGGAGACAATGTTCACAGCATCGAAGATCCGTCACCAACGGTAACCACAAAGGATAGGTTAGCATTTGTGGATATGCAGTACGGTAATGGGATACCAACAGGGATAAATCAACCGGCAGGAACCGTGACCGTAAATCCTAAACATCATTTGGTTACATGTAAGCCTTGGGTTATGAATACTAATTTCAACAATATAGGTAGTAGCATTGATTCTCCGGCTCAGACTGTAACGGCAAACAGAAAGTGGCACTATTTGCTTAATCCTCAATTTCAAAGCAAAAATATTTCAATTCAAATCAACGATTCTGACAATGATACAATGAAGAAAATAAAAGAATTCATGATCATTTACGGAATAGTTGACATTAAAATGCGAATGTTGCGAATTCCTGAACTAAAGCAGATAATGGGGTTTCCTGAAGATTATGTTCTAGTCGGGACTCAGGCAGAACAAAAGAAATATATAGGAAATGCAGTTGAAGTCACTATTGCGAGAGCGATATGTGAGGCACTTGCAGAAAAATTACATGAATTACAACAAGAAAAAATAGCTATATGAAAACAAAAATATCAATACTAATAATCATTCTACTAATCGCCCTATCAGGATGTAGTAAGAAAACCTACCAACCGGTAGAATTAGAAATTTATCATTACACGCAAAAATAACATGGAAAAGAAACAATTTAAAGGAACTAAAGGAAAATGGAAATTTGATGAAAGTCTCTATGTAGATACCGAACGTGAAGCGGTTGTTGAAACATCTCAAGGCGGTTGGACTATTGCTAAAGTACAAGACGGCTCACGAAATAACAATTCGTCAGTAATTAGAGCTAACGCTCAATTAACTGCAGCTGCACCTGAATTATTGGGAGCGCTAATTGATATGATAGACTTATTTGAAGGATATGCACATTATGGCAAGTCTAATCAGAAAGCAGTAGGTAGAGCCTACGAAGTAATTAACAAAGCCTTAGGATTATGAAAACAATTAGTTTGCACCAACCTTGGGCATACCTTCTGTGTGCCGGAATTAAAGACATTGAAAACAGGACGTGGAAATTACCTGAAAAGTACTTAGGTGAGAGGGTGCTGATTCATGCGAGTGCAAAAGAGGTCAGATATTTTAATGATATATTAAATATTGATCAGTTACATGCCGTATTGGTTGACCACGAGTCATTTTCTATGTTTAGGTCAAAATTGCAGTATGGAGCCATCATCGGTAGTGTTGAAATAGTTGATTGTGTGGTTAACCATCCGAGTATTTGGGCGGAGAAGTCAACCCCGATAGAACTCGACGAGTTTGGGTTTCCAATAAAATACGACAAGAAAATTTACAACTGGGTAGTAGAGGATCCTATTCTTTTTGAAAAACCTATCCTTGACGTAAAAGGAAGGTTGAGATTTTGGGATTATGAATTACCCGAGGAATATGTAGAACTATTAAAGTAAAAGTAATGAAAGGAATAATATTTACAGAATCGAATTTTAACCTGACAGTTCAGAGGGTTAAGACAATGACAAGGAGAATAATCAAGTCACAACCTGACAATATAAGAAGTTTTAACAGAGTTTTGGGTAATACTCCGGATTATGAGTTATCAGAAAAACCATGGACACCAGAGCCAGCCTATCACTTTTTTATGCACGAAGGAAAATATCTTAAACCCCGCTACAAAGTTGGCGAAACGGTGTATCTGAAAGAGCCGTATATAATTACGGGACAGACTTATGAATACGAATATTTGCATGAAAATAAAACAGATATTGCATGTATAAAAAGAAATGGAGGCTACAAGAACAAACTATTCATGCCTGAAAAATATGCCCGTTACTTCATCAAGATTACAAACGTGAGAGCTGAGAGGTTGCAGGATATTTCGGAAGAAGATTGCCATTTGGAAGGTATTAAGACAGGCAGATGTGGTAATGAATCAAAATGGATGAAAGCATTTTATGTGGAAGGAGATAATCAACCATACATAACCGCAAGAAGAGCGTATGAAATGCTTATAAATAAAATAAACGGTAAAGACACCTGGCAAAGTAACCCTTGGGTATGGGTGTATGAATACGAACTAATTAAACAATAAATAATCATGGAAAAAGAATTTAAAGGGACAAAAACTAAAAAAGGAGAACTAAAATGGATTCGGTCTGGAATGGGGTTTCAGGTTCTAACGGCTGATTCATATTACTCGATTTGCGAAGCTGTTGGTAAAAAATCACAGGAAGAACAAATAGCCAACGCTCAACTTATAGCCGTTGCACCTGAGCTATTAAAATTCGCAATGTATATAGCAAAGCACGAAAAAGGCTCGGCTCCCAGTTCAGGGTATTTTCAGGAAATGATTGAAAGAGCTGAAAAAGTAATAAACAAAGCATTAGGGTAATGGCAAAGAAAAAAGGAGGTTTTACGAACAGATTTGAAGAAAACGCGCTCCGGGAGAGCGCTTTAATTATTTCTGAAAAATCACAAGGAATGTTCAGTGATCTTGTCCCACATCGGATAAATGCAACCACTATCATTCTGATAAATCCAAATAAAGATAGAGACAAACAGGTGAAAAACTACCTGTCTAAACTAGAAAGCAATAGATTTAGATATTAATAATAATGAGCACAATTAAACTACCTGAAATTAATGCGGGTGCATTAGAGTTCGTGGATGATCGAATACAGGACATTGTAGATACCATTAACGAAGCATTTGTTGTGAAAACATCTTGCCTGGATCCAAGTAAATTCAGCATTGAAAGTAAAGATAAAAGCAGATACCGGTACCAACCAACAATGGACACTTTGTACCTCTATCTTAAAGGTATTGGAAAATCAATTTCAAGAACAGATCTTCGCATCTTGCTTAGAGATCAGAATTATTTCGACCAGGAGAATCCTATACTTAATTATTTTGATAAGATAAGAGGGACGTATAAGGGTGAGAGTCACATAGACAAGCTTTGTAACCATATAACTCCGAGATCATTTGATAAAGAGCCTGACTATTATCGTGAACGTATGAATTTCCTTATTCGTAAATGGATGGTTGCAAGCGTGGCCCAGTGGAAGGATGGAATTCCTAACGCTGTAGCACTCGGTTTTATATCAATGGAGGAATATATCGGAAAAACATTTTTAACCCGCTTCTTTCTGCCTGAATCGCTCGAGGGCTACTATGTTCAGCCTGAGAACGACAGTAGATTTTCATTATCCGATGTTTTCACAAGATATCTAATCGTTTGTTTCGATGATCTGGTAGGTATTAATAAAGGAACGGCCAGGATAGAAGAATTCAAGAAGTACACGCGCTCTCAAATGATCCTGGTACAAAGGCGTAACGATGAGTTTCCAACCGAACGAAACAGAGTTGCAGTACCAATGTTCACTGCTAACCGCACAGCAGAAATGGGCGGCTTCCTGACGCAGAATCACGGTACCAGCCGTTACGGCACAATAGAGGTCGAGAAGATTGACAAACGCTACTCTCAGCGAGTTAAAGTTGATCAAATGTGGGCAGAGGCATTGATGTTGTATGAAAACTCTGAGTTTGATCCATTCTACAGCGACGAATATATTCAGGAGCTGCAGGACTACAACCAGAGATACCTCATTCAAACAGATGAAGAGAAGTACGTGAAGCTTTATATACTCCCTCCTGATGATGAAGAAGACGAAGAAGCCGAATGGCTTACAGCAAGTGATATCGTTCACAGGTTAAGAAAAGAGCGGAAGATATCATCAGCAGATAAAATGAAGGTGACACCACAGGCTGTGGGGAAAGCGTTATCATCTTTAGGATTTGTAAAAGAATCCAAGCGGGTGCCAACGAAAAGTTACCCGGAGTATAGATATCAGGTAAAGTTTAATTTATAATGTATAGATGGGTGATGGGGTGTAACGTGTGTATAATAATTATAATATACTTATTATTAATTAGTTAGTAATATATCTCTTTTTTTTTATTATGAAAATAAAAAGTTATCTAAAAAAGCATACTACTTACTACAACATGACTCAAATCATTTACTGCATTATATTTGCGATGTAGTAACCTGATAAAACAAGTTACTACAATTAATCTTTAATTATTTTGCTTACTTCACTTTAATTAGCTATCTTTCAGATAGATGTGTGGTATGTAGTGTGTAGTAACCTTTTTATTTTTACGATATTATTATTTTTTTTCAGACTTAAACACAAACAAAATGAGCGATTTCTGCATCTATTTAAAAGTTGAACCATATTTAAAACATTTTCTTGAAACCAGCTTTGGTAACCCTGTTCAGGTGATGCGAGACAGCCCTGAATCACGTATAATACGTCAGTTTATCACTAAAACACCGGATGATGAGCTACCCGACCTGGGCATCGACAGCAACCTTCAAGTTGAGATACCCTACTACAAGGAAGCGGACCCTCGTGTGTATAATTATATGGGTGAAAAGGCTAAGGCAGCTCTTATTGATAGTTTTGACCATCTACTTAAAGCTTGTATGATGAAAGAACTTGGATCACTTGAAAATTACAGGCGTGGTGAAATTTCAAAACAAATTTACGCGTGGATGGAAAAACATGGGATACCGGAAGATTGTTGGTACACGATTTCGCAGAAATATTACCGACTAAGGAAAAAATATCGGGAAAAAGAGGTTAGTTTATAACTATTTTTTTCGAGTTTGACCCCATTAAAAAAACAACTAAAACAATGTGAAATAACTAAATAACTAAAATTGTATGAATAATTTACAGCTACCTGGAATAATATCAGTCGGATATTGCCAGGCAAAAAAATTGCAGCCCGATATTTTAGATATCTATGATGAAAATGCTCCCATGAAAATTTATGGTACTATAATAAATATACCAATTAACGGTATTGGATCACTAGATGTTACAAGTGAGACAGTGAAAGGTTCAACCATTTATAAAACAAAAGCAACTTTTAATATTTGCGGAAATGATGATGATGCAAAAAAGATCTGTTCAATATTGCAGAAAAACATCCATTCATTCATATATATTACAACTGAAGGTAAAAAAATACTTCAGGGAATAAACGAAAAACCATATCCAACGGTAACGAGTAAATATATTAGTGATGATTTACCAACCGGCAGACGTGGTTATTTTATTGAAGTGAATTACCAAAACACTCATTCATTCATCACTTTGGAGTAATTGACAGTCTTTTTATACACATTAATTAAATAGTAACGTTGCATATAAATTTTAATGCAACGTTTTTTATGGCCAAGAAATATGATATTGATATTGATTCATACATTGGTAGCTGGACCTGCAACAAAAAAGCAGTAAAGTACTATCTTAATGAATTAGGTGAAAAAGAAGTTACCGTACGTGTCAACTCTCTGGGTGGTGATGTAGATACAGCAATTGATATAGCTTCACAATTTGAGGCACATGGTAACATTACCTGTGATCTATACTCATTCAATGCATCTGCAGCTACCGTTCTTACAATGGGAGCTAAAAAAGTAAGAATGCATGAAAATGGAATGTACCTGATTCATAAAGCCATGGTTTGGGTGAATGAATGGGGTTACATGAATGAAGACTCGCTGGAAGAGGTTATTGAGAAACTTAAAAGTACAAAACAAGACAGTGCAGTAATTACTCTTAATCTTGCCAGGATGTACGCTAAAAAATCAGGAAAGGATATCAAGGATATTCTCAACCTGATGAAAAAAGAATCATGGCTTGATGCCCAAACTGCCAAAGAATGGGGGTTTGTTGACGAAGTGTTCAGCGGATCTATTCCTTCTAAAAAACAAGAGGATGTTGTTGAGATGCTCAATTGTGCAGAACTTCCAATTCCTGAGAACTACAAAACTAAAGAGGATGAAAAGTCACAGCCCGAAGATGATTCTATTAACATCTCACGAAAGGATTTCATGGGAGAAATTATATCCGGAATCAAAAATATTTTTACAAACAAAACCGAACCAGAAAAAATGAGTAAAAAAGTAATTCAGGCGGCTTTAATAGCTGCTATCCTCAATGTTGAGAATATTGAGGCAGTTGACGACAAAATTGAGTTTTCCCAGGAAGATCTCACTAAAATTGATAATGCTATAGAAGCACTCAATGAAAAGATTACAACTCTTGAGAACTCGGTTTCTGAAAAGGAAACAGAAATTACCAATCTGAAACAACAGATTGAAGCGAAAAATGCCGCCCCTGGAGACACAACCAAGGATGCGAATAAGAAAGATGATCAGAGTGTCGATGAAGACGAAACAGTTTATTTTGATAACTCTGCGATTGAATCGGCCAAGAACCTTTTCAATATGATTCCATAATTAAATTAACTCTTAAAAATTTATATTGATGAGTAAAGTTATTATTACACCGGCCGATCTTGAAAAATCAGCAGCAAAATATCGCAAAGAATTGCTGATCATGTCGGTCATTGCTCTGCAAAGCACATTGCAACACATGTCGCTACGTACCGGGATTCGGTATAAAGAGACTGTTGGCGAACTATCAGGCTCTCTTGAAATGGGACCTTACGATGAAACTCGTAAAAACAACGCTGATGTGAAAATAGTAGGACGTGAGCTTGAAACCTTCTTCGGTTCAGTCTGGGAAAGTTTTTCTCCTAATTCGGTATATCAATCTATCTATGGTGATAGTGTGGTAGTGGGTGAAGGTCTGAAAAATGTTCCAATCGCAAAAGCTGTTCTTGCATTTATGATGAAAAAGTTATCGCAGTCTCTAAATAAGAACATTTGGAGTGCTGTCAGAAATGCTGCAGGAACAAAAACAGTAGACCTGTTCAATGGATTTGATACTATTACTTCAACAGAGATCACCGCAGGTAATATTGCTGTAGCAAAAAACAATCTCTTTGAATTTACTGAAGTAATTGATTCAACAAATGCAGTTGATTTACTTAAAGCTTTTTACCGTGCAGCATCAGATGAACTGCAGGGTGATGGAGATGAAAACATGAAGCTTAAACTTTTCATGCCAAAAAGTATTTATAATGCCTATGTTGATGACTATCAAATGACAGTTGGTGACGTTCCTTATAACAAGGAGTTCAAGAAAACATTCCTTGAAGGATCAGATGACCAGTGTGAACTTGTAGCTCTACCCAACAAGAAAGGTTCTGAGTTTCTACACCTGACCCCGAAAAAGAATATGCTGGTAGGTGTTGATCAGCAATCAGATTTAGAGAAGATCACTGTTGAAAAACACTCTCCTTTCTTATTGGACTTTGTTGCTGCTATGTTCTTCGGGACTCAATTTGAATCAATTTCTCCCGAAAGGTTACTTGTTGGAAAATTATTCACTGAACCAGTAGGAGGATAAGATATGGCAAAAGATTGTACTGGATTAACCCCTCAGTCACTTGAATGGTGTGAGGGTGCCGTAAATCTCCCAGGCATTCGCCGGGAAGTTTACGTAATTGCTAAAAGGGACATTGTAAAATTCCCTGAGCGTGTTCTTGAGTATGTCACTAACATGGGAGAAATTGCAACTCTAAAAGGCTCTTTCGTTCTTGCTGAAACAGCTAAGTGGAACGTGTTGAATGTACTGGTTGACAGATCACCCGTGGTTGTGGAAAACCAAGGTGTCAAGCCATCTAAATCATTCTTGAACAGAGCTACATTTGTTCATCCTGGAGTTGAAGAAGATGCAGCTGCATTTTGCGCACTGGCAAATAATGATGACTATGTCTACATTATTCAAACTAAGCCTGGTAAATACCGTGTACTTGGTAATGAAATGTATCAGACTGAGACTACTCCGACCCAAGCTCTTGGAGCAGGTGCAACAGACGAAATGGGGACTACTATCGAGGTTACAGTAACTGACAGTATGCCGGCGCCATTTTATACCGGTGAAATTGTAACTGCTGACGGAATAATTAACCCTGATCCGGTAGTACCGTAAGTTAATCTCTCTTGCTTTAATTATAGCTCATTCAAAAAGGCGACTTCAATTATGGAGCCGCCTTTTGTCTTTTATAGGTAATTACGTATGAATTACCTTCGGTACTCACAATGGTAGTATAACTTTTGAATAAAAATGAAATGAAAAATCTTACTGAAGAAATTAAAAAAATGCTCGATCTTCCAAAAGAGGATGTCGATATTGAAAAGGCAGCTCTTCTGCTTCTTAAAATCAACCGTAATAAAATAATGTATCATAACCTTGTTCGTCGTAATGCTGTAGATAAAGCACTCTATGAGCTTCGCAAACATTATGATTCCCGGTTGCGTACGCATATCATCAAAGAAGCCCCTGAAATGGAAACAAAGGTCGCTGAAGTAATTGAAAAGACTCCGGAGATCAAGAGTGATGAAGAGATTGATGAAAAGGTTACGAAAGGTAAACGTGATGATCACGAAGAATTACCTGACGAAGTCAAAGCTCTTTACCTTGAAAACTTCAACATTCTCAGAAGAATGAGAAAGCTTCATGAGCAACTCAAGTTAATGGTGGATAATTCACCGTGCGATCGTTTCCCTTATCTTTCCGAGCTGTTGACATTTGACTCCAAACTGCGAAAAAATTGGGAGTTATATGATTCATACAAACCGGGTGATTCTTTAGATGCATTTACTCAAACAGAAGAAGAGAAAAAGGATTCTGAAAAGGAATCTGAAGATGATGGTGAATTGGTACCGGCAGATCCTAAAAAAGTATCAACCGCAAGAAAGTATCTTTCAACTAACAAAAAGAAAGCTCAGACTCTTGAAGGTGATCCAAAAAAAGAACTTATTTCTAAAATGCAGGAAAGGCTTGATTACCTTATAAGAACAGGCTCCGGTATATCCGATGAACAGTTAGCAGAATACAAAGAACTTGGATTGAATGTTTGAAACTGCCAAAATGGAAATAAAGCCTGTATTGGAAAATCCTTTACAGGCTTTTTATACTGATAAATTTCAACTCTATGATATTATAGAGGTGATTTTATCACAACTTCCATATTGCAAAGAGTTGACAATGACATCATTTTCAATATCTGAAGAATTTACCAGGAAGATATATCGTTTCCGTGAGCAATTCTTTATAAATGAGATAAATCTATTTCTTGATACTAAAGCAGCTGCAAAAGTTCAGAAATTAAATCTATTTCTCAAGAACACATTTGATAACGTGTACTTGACAAATAACCATGGTAAGGTAATAATTTTCGATTCTGATCCACTTGTTTCAATTTGTACAAGCCAAAATCAAACACGCGGGAATCGAAAAGAATCGCACGTGATAACAACTGATAGTAAGCTATACAATTTATTTACAAATGCTATCTGTGAAATGAAATGCAAGGCAGTAAAATTATGAATATTGAAAAATTGAAAGAATTAGCTGCAGATCTACTGCCAATTGAAACTATATCAATATTACTTGGTGTTGATGAACTGATACTACGTGAGGCTATTTCTGACCGTACATCTGAAGCATCAAGGGCTTATTATCTCGGCCAAGCTGAAACAATAGCCGCAATCCGAAAGCAGGAGGTTGAACTTGCTAAAGCAGGATCACCGCTCGCTGTTGAAAATGTAGCTGATTATATAATTGAACAGAAAACTTCAGAAAATGGCTAAACCGCAAACTCTTGAACTCTGCAGAGTACACCTCTTTGATGATGTTGAAAAGCTTAAAAATAACAACCTTTCTCAACAGGCTATTGACCGCATTGTACGCTTACGTGCAGCGTTTAATCTATGGAATAAATATCCACTCAAAAAAGAAGCCGAGATACTCCGGAGTAGAAAGAACTTCAGCCTATGAAGATATTCAGATCCTTAAAATTCTGTTGGGAGATTTTCAGGAAACGACTAAAGAATTTCACCGTTTCCGATTTAACCACATGATTGAAAAAGCCTACGAGATGGCTGAAAGGAAAAAAGATGGTCGTGGTATGGCAGCAGCTGCAGGCCATTATGCTAAATATAATAAGATTGACCAGGAAGATGCAATTAAGATACCTTACGATGAAATAGTTCCACAACCATTCGAACCAACTTCAGATCCTACAGTAATTGGTATTAAACCGGTAGCTAATATTAGGGAGAAAATTGCAAGCATGAAGAAAAGATATTTTGCAGATATTGTAGAAGATATAACCTATGAAGAAGTAGATTTTAACGAAGAAGAGTATTTTGCAGATGAACAAAAAGAAAATATACTTTAATCCACCACAACAGGAAGTCATGTATACCGGAGCTCACACAGTTGTTTTCGTAGGTGGGAGACGTATTGGTAAAACTCACGGTGTAGCAGCTCCTTTCCTATTGCGTAATGTTCAGCGTATGCCTGGCTCTTCCGGTGCATTTGTGGCCAGTACTTATAAAAGAGCACTGACAAATACAATTCCCGGCACACTTGCAGCGCTTGAGTCATGGGGATATAAGAGAGACATTCACTATTTTATTGGACGTAAACCTCCAAAGGTAGCAGGATTCGGCAGACCCAGAATTGAGCCTGCTGAGTATGAATATGTGATATCATTCTACAATGGATCTATAATCTATATTATTTCACAGGATAGACCAGGAACATCCAATTCACTTACACTTGACTATCTTATTTGCGATGAGTCAAAGTTCCTTGACTATGAAAAACTGAAAGATGAAACTTTTCCTGCAAATGGTGGATACAAAGGTTATTTCGGCGACAGAAGCTATCACCACTCTCTTCTCATTATTTCTGATATGCCAACCACGAAGAAAGGTTCCTGGTTTCTTCGATACCAGGACAAAAGTGATCCTGAACTTATTCAAACTATTCAGGGCGTAGTGTTTGAGATATGGAAAACAAAAGATCGGATTAAAGAACTGCAAAAAGAAAATAAAGAAGTACCGGCATATCTTAAGTATTATCTGAAAAAGATGTACAAGGATTTAGCTGAGCTCAGATCTATTTGTGTTTATTATAAAGAGTTTTCATCCATTGAGAATCTCGAGGTACTAGGAGAGAGCTATATTAAGCAAATGAAGCGTGATCTTCCACCACTTGTATTTCAAACTTCCATCTTATGTCAACGTGTGGGCATTATGAAAGATGGGTTCTATAACAACATGCGTGAACATGTTAACTATTATGTGGCAAACAATAACAGTTATCTAGACAGCCTTGAATATAAGTTTGATAAGATATCTGATGAGTCTTCATTACAGGACTCAGACGTTAACCCTAATGCACCTATCTGTATTGGAATGGACTACAATGCCAACATCAACTGGATAGTAGCAGGGCAACCCCAGGGACGCACGCTGAGAGTCCTTAAGTCATTCTATGTTAAGTATGAACGCAAGCTCAGAGAGGTTGTGCAAGACTTCTGCAAATACTACCGGCACCACAAAGATAAAACTGTTATATTTTATTATGATGGCACAGCTCTTGGATCCAACTATGCAGTGAATGATGAAGACTTTAAATCAGTTGTAGAAAATGAGTTTAGAAAGAATGGCTGGAAAATAAGAGCAGTACACATTGGTAACCCCATGCGACACATGGAGAAATGGCTGCTTATATCTGAAGGCTTCAGTGGGAAGTCAGGACTAATACCTATGCTTAACAGCAATAATAATGAAGAATTGATACTTGCCATGGAAACAACCGGTGTTTATAAAGGTGCTGAAGGCTTCAAGAAAGATAAGAGAGGCGAGAAACTGGCAGAGACTGAAGAGGATCGACTTGAGTATCGTACCGATGGTACTGATGCATTTGATACCTTATATATTGGTTGCACTAAGTTTCCACAAATCATTACATCCTACAACCTTACCAGCACTTTCGTTTAGTAAT